AGCCCCATCGTTATTTAACGTCCAATCAAATCCTTTTCCGCTAGTTGGAAAAGTTCCTGCGAGATCTTGGAAAACTAAATCTGAGTTATTACCTAGTGTAACATTACCACTAAACGTAGCAGATGTTCCTGTTAATGCTCCCGTAAGAGTACCTCCTGCTAGTGGAAGTTTAGCGGCTATACTGTTTGTAATAGTTGTAGAGAAGCTAGCGTCATCTCCAAGTGCTGCTGCAAGTTCATTAAGCGTATCTAATGCTGCAGGAGCTGCATCTACTAAGGCAGCTAATGCACTAGTCACATAAGACTGAGTAGCATATCCGCTTAAACTAGCAGAAGTTAAATAAGCTTGAGATGTAACCCAAGATTGTGTAGCTGCAAGAGCTCCATTAATAGTAATAGTCCCTGAGGTAACAACGTTACCCCCTACTACAAGTCCGTTTTTTACGATAAATTCATTAGGCATCTTTTATTGTTTTCACTATCCAACAATGTTTTTATTAGAAATATTTAAAACTCATTACCATCGTATAAGGATTAGCACTTGAGTTTACTGCGTTAATTCTTGCATCTGAGCCCACTAGAGAGCTTGTAAAGTTCACAGTGGTAGTTGACCCTATATCAGGGGTAGTTGTTTCTGTGTGAGTGATCGTAGGCGTTCCTGACTGATTCCAGGTAACTATAATTGTACCAGCTCTTTGGTCTGTAAGTGAGTTGTTGTTTAAAATGTAGTACTCAATGAAGGCACACATACCTACGCTTACGGTTTGAGCCCATACAACAGTAGTAGTATTAGCGTTAATAGTAGCACTTGAGGACATGTGTACTACTCCGTTACCAGTTCCTATTCTAAGTTTATCTTGTACTCTTACTTGTCCGTTTACATCTAAGTCATATCCTGGAGAAGCTTGGTTAATACCTACTCTGTTAGTAGTAGAGTTGTAAGTCAAAGCAGAGGCTCCTGCTAAAGATCCAGAACTGTTGTATTGGACTTGTGTATCAGATCCTCCTGGAGTTGTTGTTGCTATTGTCCAGCTTCTATTTGCGCTTAGATCATAGCTCGTTCCATTAATAGTAAGCGTTCTTGCTTGAGGAACATAACCTGCTGAACTATGATTACCCCAGCCATACGCAGTATTCCAGTTGGTACTGTTACCGCCTGTTGTGGTTATTACCCCACTAGTTGTATTTATTGACGTTATTATAGACCCACCAGCATCTCTAAAAGTATATAACTGTGTTCCAAAATTTCTAGCATAAGAACCTGAAGCATCTGTACCATAAAAAGTAGTACTTCCTCCACCCTCTACTTGTACTATTCCCATTACATGAAGAGGAGTCGTAGGACTAGTAGTACCAATGCCTAAACCAGTAGAAGTCCAACGTCCAAAAGTAGTTCCACCGCCAGCATTTCTAAAAAAATGACTGTTGTTGTCGTAATAATTATTTTGATCTCCACTGCCTCCCAAATACATAGCAACGCTGTTTGAAGCGTTGTATATTATATTATAAGTTCCATTATTCTGTGCAATAAAAATACCTCTAGAAGAAATAATTCCATTAACATCTAAAGGAGATACAGGAGTTGTAGTACCTATTCCAATATTACCATTAACTAATATTGACATCATAGCACCGCCATTCTGCCCTATGTTGAAGGTGTTGGTTGTTGTAGCCAGCATACCTACATTCCACCAATCTGTACCTGCATCATTTGTATTTAATTTTAATCCACAATATGACGATGCCCAGTTTCCTACTCTATTTAAAGTAATAACAGCTCCTGCATTTCCTACTCCCGCACTACGTACTTCTAATATGGACTGAGGTGTTGTAGTACCAATTCCAACATTACCTCCTGTAGTGATACGCATGCGTTCAGTAGTATTGGTTTGGAATGCTAAGTCAGGATTTGCTCCTGTAGCACCAACAATACCCATTGTAACAAGTCCATTTACAGACTTAATTTGGAAGTGATCTTGATAACTTTGTGTACCTAAAGATAATAGGTATGGAGTACCTGCATCAGAGTAACCCTTAAATCTTAATCCTGACGTTGCACCATTTGAAACAGAAGCGTCAAGAATAGAAGCAGGTGCAGTGGTTCCAATACCCAAGTTACCAGAAAGATCAAATCTTCCAACTTCAGCATTGTTTGAACCAAAGATAAGACCCATTCCTGTACGTCCATACAAGTAATAGTATGAACCACTAGGAAACTGATAATAACTACTTCCGTGATAAATTATACCACTATTATATGTTAGATATACACCAGATGTCAGTGCATTAAATGAACCATTAACATCTAATTTATACTGTGGGTTTGTCGTTCCAATCCCCACATTTCCATCTGATGCAAAACGTACTCTTTCAACTCCAACATCTCCTCCACCTAAAGGTGCAGTAAAAAATCTTATACTAGAAGGACTTCCTGATGAATTATACCCATCCTGAACTAAGTTTATTCTTGCATCACCATAGTCATTAGCAATTTTAAATACAGTTGATCCATTTCCTTGACCGTAGTCATGATATAAACTAGCTCCCCCGTAACCACTTACACTATTTAATCTGATACCATAGTCTGCATGAGCAGCATTAGGAATTGCAATATCAAGAATCTTAGCAGGAGAAGTTGTTCCAATACCTACGTTAACATTATTAAAATAAGCGTTTCCTCCACTAGAAGCATTTGATACTACAAAATTATGCGTACCCCCAGATTGACTTACATAAAAAGTTTGCCATGCTTGCACATAAGAAGAATATGCCAATAAAACGTTAGTATTCCCACTAGTAGTTATGTCAACATTTCCTTTAATCCTCGCAGTTCCATTCACATCTAACTTGTATCCTGCGTCTGTGGTGGTTCCTATCTGCACATTGCCTGTATTACTTCTACCATAAATGGTATTGGCAATGTTTATTTGATTATTGGTATCAGCTAGTGGGGTGGCATTGTGACCAATAATAACTGAGTTAGTCATTGCCAGCGTAGAACTGCCTATGTAACTTCCAATTAGAATGTTGTTGTCTCCTGTAGTTGCGTTACCTGTATAGTAACCTAATGCAATTGTATGTGAGTTATTTCTGTTATTGGTAAACGGACCAATTCCTATATTATAACTTCCAGTAGTAACTTGATAAAGCGCAAAATCACCTATAGCAACATTTTGAAATCCTCCCGTAATAGTATTTCCTGCATTTGATCCAAATAAAGTATTTCCTCCCCCGTAAGTTATATTTTGCCCAGCATTTGCTCCAAACAAAGTAACATTGGGTGCAACCGTAATTGCGGCTCCTGCATTTACCCCAAATGTAGTCAAAGATGGGTCTAGAATCATTGACCTTACTCCAGAAACAGCTATATATCTAGCCGTAGTATTTGCTTTTGAGTAGATTGGTCTTGTTAGCACAGAACCAGAAAAAATAGGATCTGTGTCAGGCGTAGAGTCTGTATAGGTTGTAGTTGTATTGTTTGCTAAAGTCGCTATAACTACACCATATGAAGAACTATCTGTTACTTTGGTTCTATAAATTTTTCTACCTATTACACTAGCATCTGTAGAAGTAGGAATGTTATTTAACTGAACTATCCGATTTCCAGCAGTTGTAATTACTGTAATTTCAGCAGAAGCGTTAGTTTCTCCTATGGCATTGTAGTAGGTTACTCTGTAATAGTAAGTTCCTATTTCTAGAGCAGTTCCTGCTTGTAAAGCATAAGTAACTCCTGTAATAACTGGTGCAGCAACTGGTTGAATATTATATCCTACATTAGAACTAACTCCTCCACTTGTTCCTGTTCCAAAAATCTCTAATTTGTTTGTAGCAGTAGTTGCCCCAATAACTACTCTATCGTTAACTGAATCAACAACAAGCGTATTAGTATCTACTATTAACCCACCAACAGTAATAGCATTCGTGGTTGTGTTCCCTCTAGTTGTTACTGTTGCAAGTGTATCGGCCTCAGCAGTTAAGTAGTTCGGAGACCAATTCTTCCAAAGACCGTCTGAATCATAGCGCAATAACTGACCTGCAGTAGGCAAGTTTGTTTTTAAATCTACATCATGAATCTCATTTAACTCAAATCCATTCTGTACCTTAACGAAAATTTCTCCGTTGTTAGAGTTTTTACGGGTTACTATACCTATAAAAACCAGGTGAGCAGGAGCATACGGTTTATTGATTAAGCCGTAAATTAAGTTTCCTCCTGTTCCCAACCATACTGGATCACCTTCTGTACCTGCAGCTGAGGTATCTAATCCTGCTAAAAGACCTTCTGTTACTACATTGGCAAATCCATTTGTAGAAACTGTGGCATCCAAAAGACCCATAGTCTTACTAGATGTGGCCTCAGAAGCATTAGAAGCCAAACCAACAATCATATTGGTTCCGTCTGCACTAGTTACGTAGACTGCTTGACCTTTGTTAATCGCTACACCAGCTTTAACTTGGTGTTGTAATCTAGAAGTGTAATCTACAGTACTGATTGTCCAGCTTCTGTTAGCTGTAAGATCATAACTTACACCGTTAATAGTTAACGTGCGAGATGTAGGAACATAGCCACTTAAGCCTATGCCAGATGTAATATCTGACATTAATTGAGCATAGGTTCTAGTATATAGTTGTCCTTGTGCAGTTGTACCTACAACAACATAGTCCCAAGTAGCAGTATTTGTTAAAGCTGTTAAATAAACTGTACCACTAAGAGTAGTAAGTCCTTGAACTGTTACTCCGCATTGAAAAGTTTTAGCACTTAGAGACTTCATTATTGTTTATGTATATAAAAGCTAGGGGTTTTTAGGCCCCTAGCAAAGATAAGGTTTAAAATAAATTAAGCAATTTTAATCACCAATACTCTAAGAGCATTTGTAGCAACAGGAGAACAGAATCCTAAAGTAACTACGTTGTTGGTTGTACGTACTACATCACACTCTACGTTCTCACCAGTAGCTAGTTCATAAACTTGAACTATGATATCGTTAGAAGCTAAAGCGTGAGTTACTATCATACTAGTTGCTGGAGCTGCTGGACCTGTTACAGCATAACGCAAAGCAGCTAATCCAGAAGGAGTAACTGCTACTGTAGAGCTACTTAAAGCATTTACTTCAGCACTAGTAGCCAATTCTACAACACCTGCAGCACTTGTAGTAGCGTTTACACCACTTACAGTGATAGAAGTTGTTCCTGAACCAGCAACTGCAACACCGTTAGATCCACTGATTGTGATTCCTGTAATAACGTCACCTGCTAAATCAGCAGAAGTTAAGTACTTGATTACACCTGAGTCACTTACCAAGTATTTGTTACCTGTGTAAGCAGCACCAGCGTCAGCAATAGAACCTACGTGTAAAGGCTCAGTTACAGTAGACCAGTAGTCACTAGTCTCATTCCAGATGAAAGAAACGTTAGTACTTGTTCCTCTTTCTACTTCAATACCTGCGTTCTGAGAAGGAGAACTAACTTCGTCTCTGTTAAGAAGAAGAATGTTATCACCAATCTCTACAGTGTTTGAGTTAACGTAAGTTACTGTACCGTTTACAGTTAAGTTGCCACCGACAGTTACAGTAGTTCCGTCATCTGTAATAGTTGAGTTAGAGAATCCTGT